CGTGACCACACTCCCATGGTTCCCCTGCCAGGTGGTCCTAGGGGACGGATTATCCCACCCGTGCGGCGTTGCCAAGCAGACATCTTACAGGCCAGTGTTCCACTTGAAGGTTCGTCTCAGCCCTCAAGCTCACCAAGTAACAAGGGAGAGCTCTTTATTCTCCAAGAATCTCTCTAGAAAGACGTACATATCTGCGACCAGTTGTGACACTGGTCCGTTGGGACGTAAAGTTGATAACATTCCCAAAGTACTAGAGATCTTGTCACTCAGTTGTTCTCCTACGTGCAAAAGCGATACTACTGATGTTAAACGATCACTTTGCCCAAGGAGAATCTCCAGCAGCTTGGTGTTTGAAAGGCCGCGCACCGATCGAGAAAAAGAGATGCCGCCCTGCTGGAGGAAAGAATTTGGATAGCGGTTGAAGTACCACCGCATGATAATGATGGTTTTGTTGATGTTGTCGGGGATGGATGGTTTAGTCGGAAAATCGTGATTCATATGGGATATAGAAAACCTAGATGGAACAATCTTTTTAAACTGTGGTTTACGGTAAACCGATTTGTCGCCGATGCCGAACAAGGAGTAGAAGTAGGCGTTTCTGTCCAATTTACTGTCGGTATTAACTAAATATGATAACCAGTACTGTTCTGAACTCGTTTCCAGGATACCCCCTCCTCCCATACACATTGGTGTTTGAACCCACTTGTAAAACTGGTCATCCGTGAACCATATATCTTGGTTCATCCGCTCTATAATGGACATTATAATGTTGTTGTTTGTCCTGTGAGGAAGCATCCTGGAGCAAAAGGTCCACCATGAGTGTGATATTTCAGATTGGACTGTGCGCTTGTATTCGTTTAGCCAAGGACTAGCATAGTATACAGACTTGAGCGCAAGGGCAGGATATCCCAGGATGCCATCAGGCGTGGCAATTTTCCTAAGGAATTCCCCCGTTCTGCCAGATATGCTCTTGCTTTTATTCGCTGGGATGCCAAAACTTTTGTAAGCGTCCACACACTGCGAAACGTTGAGTTCATCCACGTCACTGTACAGGATTATGTCATCACCGAGTACCAGGTGTTGGAAAAACAGCCCTGTAGATTGCTTTATCCACAGCGCGGCTATGTGAGAGATGACCGTGCCTAGGAGAGATGTAATCCTCCAACCACTGAGCAACCCGTGTTGCCATTCCCATCTTCTCCCCTCAAACTCCAGATATGCTGAGTTCAGATGTATGATCTCCAGATCGACAACGCGCTGGGTCTCCTCATCAAAAGCTAGTCTCCTCACAAATTCTAAGACAAACCATTTCGGTACATTATGGTCAAATCTGTCCCCATCGATGGAACAGTAAGATGTGAATTGTTTTTCCATATAATGTTGGTACGCTGTTTTGTTAAAAGCAGGGCTAGGTAGGTCCCAGTTTGTTGTGCGGTATATAAGATATGACTGGCGTATATGTGAGGCCATGGGACCGCTGATGATCTCCCGTGTTTTTGCTGGTTCACGCTTCAGCGCGACAGTGTACTTCCCCTCGGTGGTTAGGCTTTCACGGGCGATTGCTTCGCCGACCTTTGGTGAATTGATATCTCCCAGCCGACTGAAGCCCCATGCCCACTTAGATCTAACCTTTTGTCCTCCGATGTGTGATGCCGGAGCACCCCCAGATGTTGCCCACCGGAGAACATCTTTGCTGTAGTCACTGAAAGTGAGAGCATTCGACTGGTGTAAGCGCTTCGTGGACATGAATATCTTATCTACTTGTTCCAATGTCCAATTTCGAGGGAAGGTGTCGATTTCTCCCTTGACCCAAGAGTCAATATCATCGTGTATCTGTTTTTTGGTGTAGGGAGATGGTCCTCCCAAGGTATGAAGATGGCACATTAGGGAGTTGCCCAGTCCTTCGGATATTTTTGTAAAAAAGAAATTGTGTACATGTTTAAACCATTTGCGTATGAAATCATCTTTGAATTCGGGGCTGATTGCCCTTTGCAGTATCTGTTTTTGGATTGTAGTTACTATTCCTTCAAGACAATGCGCGACGTTGAGTTGTCCCGCTCGGCACAGTGCAGTATAATAGTATGAGATAGGTGAAGAGAATGAACCCAAGTCCCATCTGGATGACCCCTCCTCGGACCTCCTCAATCCCTCAACCTCGACGTTAGGTCTCAAATCCACTATTTCAGGATGTGAGCCGTCATAGGCGATGCGATATTGGAGGGCCGTGACCGGGAATCTGCCATCCACCGGGTATGAGATTCTATCTCTCCGTTTTAGGCCTGTGTTATGGTATCGGTGACCGGTGTCACGGCGTCCGTGACCGCGGAAACCTGCTCTTTGGTCGGGATAGGGTCTGATTTCATTTCGGGGGGTGGGGGTGGATTGCTGTCCGCTACCTTCGCTGCTAAAAAAGTCTTCGCATCTGGTGGATCTGGAAGAGAGACTGGCGTGACATGGGGAAGAGATTGAACCGCGTTGCGACCCAAGCCCAGTCCTGACGTGACGACGATGAGTGTTTCTGCCTCATACCCCAAAACGCCCGGAGATGTTGACCTGGCATATGTATTACTCGACAAGTATGCATTGCCGTCCCACTTAGTAGTGACCATTTGTCCAGCATCCACTAGTGCGGTTGACATGAAATAGTAATCGTCGAGCCACATCCACTCATTGTATGGTGTTTCGTCATTAGCATCAAATACAGTTGCTTTGGGCCATTCCGTTTTTCTGTCGTTTACCAGTAAGAAGATGCGGGCTTTCAGGTCTGAATTAGTCCTGTCTAGCTTTAGCCCGTACAGTTGTTTTCCAAAAAGTTGAACAGGTTGCACCTCCCCTGTGTTTGGTGTCTGGGGGAGATCCATTTTTTGGTTCCATTGCAAATAGTTTGAGACGGGGATCGGGGCAGACTGCATCCATCGTTCTTGATCAAAAGGATCCGTATTGTAGTACTCGACGATGTTGTTCCAGTCTAGGTTCTGGCAGGATATGGCGAGGTTGTATATGTTAACCGGGAGCATCATGGACTGTGTCAGCTGTTTGAAGAGGGTTGCATACGCATCCAGGAAGTGAGGGTGATCCCCGTACCCGTACCCCATCCAAAACCACGGCTGTATGTCATTAGCGATGAGGAAGTTCGTAGTGTTACCAAACATCGCTGCGCCGTTGTGGGTAAGAAACTGCTGAACAGCAGGAGACACTGAAAACCTATATTCTCTGCCACCGCCTGTTTCGAGAAACCCTGCGGCTACACTCAACCTACAAAAGGAAGTTGCTTGATTTGCTATGTACTGCGGAACATTGTAGGTAGGCTGTGTGGTAGCCCATCGTTGTCGGATCTTGTCGATCACCCAGATTTGCTTCACGACCTGATCCTCTCCTGTTGTCATCCCCAGATTGTATAGATATAGATTTTGAGTTAGTGTGGATAGGCTCGACGGATGTTGTAAGAATGGAGAGGTCGCTGAAAAGCTGAACCCTGCCATCCGGGTTCGGCGGGGGTAGGATGCGTTTTTTACAGGGATGTGAGCATCCACCCAGTCAGATGAATCATACTTATTTTTGAAGACTTTTTGTCCGCCGTAGGTCCAGGCGCCTCCTATTAAGGCCGGTTGTACTTCGGTTGAATTTTGAAATCTGTTTCCAGGATAGCTGACATTACATAGCTCAGTTGCTAGCCCCATTGCTCTTCGGGTGGAGTCAGGAGTCACTGTTGAGTTGGTCATTGCACAGAGAGCCCAGAAAAAATCCGTGATCAGCAAGGGGATGTTGTCTCGGTCTGTACCTTGCCAATACGTTGCCCAGAATGGGGTTAGATCCTTCGGACTCAGTTTACCATCTTTATCCGGGGAGCGCGGCACCGTGGTGTTGTACAGCTTGATGGTAGCTGTGGCGTTAGATGTGCTTGGCATGATGACTAGCCACACTTTTTTAACTCCATCGATATAGACGCTGTTTGATGATGGCATAAAGTACTCTTTACCCATGCGAAACTTCTGTTTGTAGCCTTCTGCCTGCCCATCTGGTATCATAGAGTCTGGGATTGAGTAAGCGTGCTTTTTTGACCAGGTAATAGTGCCATTCCAGAATTCAGATGATAGATGACACATGACAAATGCTCCCAGCTTAGTGGGTACAGCTAAAAGTTCAGTAGTCACGGGAACGGCGATCCAGTCGTCGTCAATCATGTTTGGGTCAAAACTGTCGTGGACCGGAACGGTCCTGCTCATGTACTTAACGAAATGTGTGAGGTGAGAAGAGACAACAATCAAGTTAGGATACTCGGTTGCTGGACGGGCAGATATCGCGATGTCCTTGTCGTATGCTCGGATGCTCTTATTTCTAATGGTTCGGAAGATGATTGGGTCGACCCAATGGCGATCTGCTGTTAGCGAGTGCAACAACAACATAGCGACGGTTGGAGGGATCACGTCCATGTAGGATCCGTACTTTAACTGACTTAGGTTGTAAGCAAGCCATATCCTGCTGTCAGCGTCTGTTATTGCGGGCCGACTAATCATAGAGCGGAAAGCATCGTCCGGCAAATCCTTTGTTAACTTTACTAGAAACTGAGAATATACATTTGTTGTAGGGATAGACCTGTTTGCATCTATATCTGAAGGAAGCATCGAAAAAGTGCGAGTTATAGACCGGACAGGCACGGTGTCACCACAATCCAGATTTCCTTGGAATGTAGCGTCATCGATCCCCTCGATTCCCAAAGCCTCCGGGAATTTGTCTGAAGGGATAGGCGCCTGGGTGTAATAAGCGGATTTGTCTGCAAGTGGGGTCCATTTTTTATCTGCAAATTTAACTGAATCTTTGTTAGGGTACTTTATATCTATGCGGGGCCAACATGTCACGGTATTTAGGTCGATCTCTGTTTCACTTGATCCTGCCTGATTAATTTTATCCTTACTATTTTTTCCCCATCTAGTTGCTTCGAAGGGCTGATACTTGCGCCATGTTGATGGTAAGACTAATTTCCTGCCTAGTGTGAGCTTGTGTTTGTCCGATTCTTTCAAAATTTTAATTACTGACGGAGACAAGCTTTCCACTACCTTTGAAGGTATCTGGTCAAAGTTTTGGTAGTATATGCCGACGTTGGGGCCTATGTCTAGAAGCCCTGCCCCTGAATCTGATATGAATGAGTATGAATCTTCGCTGTGTACAGAAGATTGTACAGCAGCTGGTGGGGTTGAACTTCCCCCTGACGGAGTGAGTGACGATTTCTTTTTGTAAGCATACTGATGGTATGAAGAGGACGCTGTCCAGTATGATGCACTATAGCAGTTTGAATGGTAAAAATAGTTCCCACTTTGGGAATACATGTTTATGATATCTCTGTTCGTCAATGATTGTGAAAAGGACACGGAATGCGGGCCAACTCCTGTGTATGGATGCAAAAACCAAGTCTTTAGTACTTGAGCGGTTGTAGACTGTAATACGTGAGCCGGATCAAAAAATTGCTGCTGTTTTAGCAAAGTTGAAGAAGAAGGTGCGTTGTTTGAATGTTGATTTGGAGTTGAGGGAGTCTTTCCCTCATCTTTTTTAGAATCACTCTGTTGTGAACTTGACATTAACTAGAGCCAGTTGAGTTCACAAATGGAAGCTGTCTGGCCGAACTCAGCCTTGCACACTTCCAACAGCAAACGTTCCGATTCATTTGCTGATTTTTTCATCATTCCAATTCCGTAATTCATTTTTTTGATTTCAGAAACGTGTTCCTGTTGCTGAATGTATAATAGTCCAATCCATATTCCCAATATGACTACTACACACAACAGAACCACGTTAATTCCAATGGTCCAAATCCAGTGGCGTTCCACTTTAGCGTACAATGTGTTCACGCACAACACATCTGTAACTAACCTTGACGTCTCGTCCACTATATCAACTGAATTTTCGTTGACTAGTACATCCCTATTATCAGTTTGATTAAAGTTCGATTCCATATTTATGCCGTTATTTACTTTAACTGAAGGTTTATACTCAACGTCCTACCGGTAAGTCCCACTCTCTCCCCTCGTTATCTTGTCCTATTACACGGGTGGCACCCCACAGACACAACGGTTGACATGCCACTCCACCGCGTGTTTTTAGACTGACTCAGAGTTCGGGTACATGTTATTACTCTCAGACTCAAAAAAAAACGTAACCCATGATGGTTGTCGCAGGTTTAGGGTTTCAGGATAAACGTTGTTCTCCGCGATTTCTCGCACTCTAAGAGTTCCCTGCTGAATGGTCGTACAATACTGTGTACGGCAGGCAAAGAGGGCTAGGTCTGCGTGTCAGGC